CGAACTGGCTCACAAGAAGGGCGTCTCAAACCCCAGGGCTGTCGCTGCCGCAATCGGCATCAAGAAGTACGGCAAGGCGGAAATGGAGAGAAAGGCGCACGGTGGAGACGAGCTTGTCGAAGGCTCCGAAGCCATGGAAGTAAAACAACACCAGTAGATGCCGATTACGACTCCCACTGTCGCTCCTACAACCGCCGAATTCCTGCTGGACTTCCCCGAGTTCACGGGAAATCTGACGGATCCGAATGCAGTTCAGTTCTCGCCCAGCGCACTGACTTATTGGCTGACAGTCGCCACCTACCTGTTGAATCAAGCAAGATGGGGAAAGATGTACTACACCGCCTGCGAACTGTTTATGGCGCACAATCTGGCGCTCGAAGCTTGGGCTGCGCAAGGCTCGCCTGGCCAAGTAATTCCCGGCATTGCCAAAGGTTCAATCGCCGGCAAGTCTGCTGGCGACGTTTCGCTCACCTACAACAATGCGGCAACGCTTGAACTCGATGCCGGGCAATGGAACTACACGACATACGGCCAGCGATTCATCCATCTCGTGCGGCTGTTCGGTGCTGGCCCAATCCAGATTACGGGCGGCGGATGTTATTCGCTGTACAACACAGGAGCATGGGCTGGTCCCTGGTGCTTCAATGTGCCTAACCCGGAATTGTGACTGTAGCGTTCAATGAAGTGTTGGTCAACGCTCATGGCAAAGTGCAAAGAAATCCTCAACACAAACGCGTGGCGCTGGTCACGCTGTACTGCACATGCGGCTGGCTCATGGAAGAGCAAGGCTGCATCTACAGCTGTGCGAATCCCCGCTGCAAGGAACGCGGAGCCGATTATCGCGTGAGAATCGAATTGGATAGAGTCGCGGCGGCTACAGCATGAACGAACGATTCAGGCCAACCAAAAGAACGGAGCATAACTACTTTCGCGACATCTATGAAATTCTGCGCCGCTGGTTTCTCACCGGGGAAGACCATCCTATCGGGACGCCGGTTTCGCTCATTGGCCCTATCGAGAACCTGGAACGCTGGGCCTGGCAAGCGGCTCAGCGCATGGTTACGGGATTAGCCGTCGAGAATGCGCGCTCCTGGCAGGCTGCCGCACGCGAGAGCATGCGAGGCAGGGAGCTTTACGAAGCGTTGCGCTTTGAAATGCGTGGGCCGGTAGGAAGACGCGTAAGACAGTTGGTAATGGAAAATGCTTCACTCATCCGCTCGCTTCCGGAAGATGTCGCGAAGTATGCGACCCGAATGGCCTTGCGCCATCAGCAGACGGGAGAGCGCGCGCCGGATATAGCTCGGCTCATCAAGCAGGAGAGCCGCACGCGAGCCATGCTGATTGCCCGCACGGAAGTTGGCAAGGCTACGACGGCGTTGACCGAGGCTCGGGCGGAGTCGCTTGACCTTCCTTGGTATGTCTGGGAAACGTCGCAGGATCAGCGCGTGCGGCCATCGCATCGCAAGATGCAGGGAGTGCTCGTGCGCTGGAACGACCCGCCCAATCCCGAGGCTCTCGCGGGAGAACCGCACAGGCATGGTCCGTATGCTCCAGGAAACATCTGGAACTGCCGTTGCTATCCAGCCCCTTTGCTAAGGCTCGATCAGATCGCATGGCCTCACAAAGTCTATCGCTTTGGAATCGTCCGCTACATGACGCGCTCGCAATTTGCCCGCATAGAATCCGCCGAGGAGGTTGCCGCATGAAACGCTGTCTGGCACTGGTCCTATTTACCGCTCTATTTATCGCCGCCGCCGCGCTGCTGTCTCCTCACCGCTCCGAGGTGGTGCTGGCGCAGACAGCGTTTACCAATTGCGAGACTTCCCGCTCGACAGTGACGGCAGTAGGAGCGACCAGCGGCACTTCGGCGACTCAGATTGTCGGTCTGGTCACCGGCGAGCCAATCTATGTGTGCAGTCTGACGCTGGTGAATGTGTCGGGAACAACTCCCACCTTCAGCTTGGTCTATGGCACAGGCACAAACTGCGGCACCGGGCAAAATACCTTTCTGGCGCCCATCACGACCACAGCCAAGACGCCAGTAACGTTCCCGCGTTTCATGGGCGCTATTCCGTCAGGCAATGCACTTTGCTACCTAGCGGGCGGCACCACGCCAGTGACCGACTACATTCTGGTTTACGCTCAAGGCTGATGTTCCGCTTCCGCGTCACTCCGAAAGTCACCATGGACCGCACCGCCGCAGTCTTGGGCAGTTTCAAAGACCTTCAGAAAATGAAAGTCTACGTAGGCATTCCCGAAGCCAAGTCCGCGCGCAAAGATCCCGGCATCACCAACGCTCAACTGGCCTTCCTGCACACGCATGGAACCCGCCAAGTGTCAATGCGTCTTGAGATGCTGCGAACTCAACTGAAGAAGAAAGTCACTTACTCGGCAGCGCACGGCATGTACATCCTGGCGCACGGCTCGGCGCTGTATCACGTGCCTCCGCGTCCAATCATTGAGCCGGCACTGATGGCTGCCGGCAACCGCGAGCCTATCGAGCAGGAACTGAAACTGGCTGCTTCCGCTCTTCTTGCCGGAGATAAGCCGACGGCGCTCGCCCACATGAACCGTGCAGGGATGATGGGGCAAAACTCGGCGAGAAGCTGGTTTCACGATCCGCGGAACAACTGGCCGCCCAACGCTCCCAGCACGATTAAGGCAAAGGGAAGCGACAAAGTTCTCATCCATACGGCGCAAATGCTGAGGGCAATCACTTACGTGCTGAAACGCTGATGGCGCTCGTCGATCTCAACGAGGTGGTGAATGACCCGGATTTGGCCGAGCCGTTTACCCTCTTGCGCACGACAGGCAACTTCGTGCAGGGCGGCTATCAGCCTAACCGTACCCAGGCAATCGCCTCGTTCGGCGTCATCAGTTCACCGTCGGGAGAAGAACTCAAGCAAATCCCCGAAGGCGATCGCGTCGAAGGCATGATCACAATCCACACGCAGAACGAGATCAAGGAAACCAACCCGAATGGCATCTCGGATGTCGTGCTGTGGCTGGGGCAGAAGTACCGCGTCATCAAAGTGTGGAAGTACGCTAACCGTAACTTCTGGTATGCCATCGCTGGGAGAATGGCGGGTGAGTGATATTTGCCTGTTCGTATCGACGGAGAAATGGGATTTGGTCTCTGCTCTGATTCGCCGGGCCACCAACTGCGCATGGTCTCATGCCGGATTCTTCCGGCTCTCGGACTCAATGACCTACTCGGCGATGGCCGATGGCAAGGGACTGACGTGGCGTAAAGTGCGGAAGCGTCAGACAGTGTTTCTGCTGGATTGCGAGAACGCGGAAGCGATGCTTGGAGAGGCGCTCAAGTGGCAGGGCGAAGCCTACAACTTTAAGGGCGTGCTGGGCATAATCTTTGGCCGGAATTGGGACAGCCGCGGCAAGCTGTTTTGCGATCAGACGGTCTTTCGGGCAGCCGAAGCTGTCGGGACGCCGCTGGTGAATCCCACATTCATTCCGCGCGAGCACCTGACGCCGCGCGACATCCTGCTGAGCCATTCGGTGAGACAGCGTGCCGCTTAATCCCACATATCCATCGCCGCTTACTCCGCAGAACGCCAACGTCGCCCTGCAGGCGGCAACCATGGCGGCGCTCGGCCTTGCTCCCATGAATCCCCCAGCCGTGCCGCCGGCGCAAGACCCCGCATACTTCGCTGTGCGCATCGGATGGCAGCAGCAGGGAGAGCCGGGATGGCTGATCACCGACGATGTGGTCATCATCAACTGCGTCGAGAGGGACGACGAAGTAAACCGCACGCGCGACATGAAAGTGCTGCGGAACTTCGCCGATCCAACTGGTGCCACAGACGTAATTCTGACCACTTATCATCGCGTCTGGGAAGTCATGTGGACGTTCTATGGGCCGAATTCCTTTGACCGGGCGCGCATCGTTCATTCGGCTTTGTTCACGCAGGTAGGGCATGACCTTCACTCTGCGGCTGGGTTGTATCTGGTTACCAGCATCGCCGCGCCGCGCCGCGTTCCTGAGTTATTTGCTGGAGGACAGTGGTGGGAGCGTGTGGATTTCGTCGCATCGTTCAATGAACTTGTCACCGAGGCTCCGCTGGTGGGAACCGTGGCCTCGACGGAAATCATCATCGAAGACGCCGCTGGAGTGCAGGCGGATTTCACAGTGACCGCATCGTAAAGGAGAAACCCTTATGGCCTCGCCAGCGCTGCCGCTCAGCGATATTGTAGACATCACGGTCCAGATCGCGCCCCAGAATCCTGCCCTGCCAACCTTCAATCAGGCTCTCGTGGTAGGCGCAACCACGGGTACGACGGTAACTCACGCGAATCGCCTGCAACAGTTCACCAGTCTTTCGGGAATGCTCACCGCCGGCTATACCACGAGCAGTCCGGAGTACATTGCGGCCAGCCTTTATTTTGCGCAATTTCCGCAGTCTCCATTTCTCTGGGTAGGCTTTCAAGACAAGACCTCGCTGAATACGATCATTCCGCACAGCGGCAACGCAGGAACCGGCTATGTGGTCGGCGACGTTATCACCGTCGTTCAAGGCTTGGCGAGCGGCGGCCAGGCGAAAGTTACCTCCATTGGAGGCGGCGGAGCAGTTACCGGTTTGAGCGTGCTGGCC